AGGGCGGTGAGTATTTCGCTGCTGGTGTCGGGGGTGCCGTTACTGGGCGTGGTGCCGATTTATTGATTATTGATGACCCACATTCAGAACAAGACGCTCTTTCACCCAATCTCTTGCAACATTGTTGGGATTGGTATTCCTCAGGACCACGTCAGCGTTTGCAACCGGGTGGTGCCATCATTGTTGTGATGACCAGATGGAGTACCATTGATTTAACAGCCCGTTTGATAAAGTCCCAGTCCGACCAATTTGCCGACCAATGGGATGTAGTGGAGTTTCCCGCTATGTTGGAAGACGACCAACCACTCTGGTCCGATTTCTGGTCCAAAGACGAGCTGCTTAAGGTCAAAGCTTCCTTACCAATCGCAAAATGGAATGCTCAGTGGATGCAAAATCCCACAGCGGAAGAAGGGGCGATTATTAAACGTGAGTGGTGGGAACGCTGGGAAGGCAAAGAATTACCTGCTGTGGAATACATTATTCAGTCCTACGATACCGCTTACTCTAAGAAAGAGACTGCCGACTACAGTGCGATTACTACTTGGGGTGTTTTTACAACTCCTGCCGGCGAACAGGCGATTATTTTGATAGATGCCCGCAAAGGTCGTTGGGATTTCCCTGAATTAAAAAGAATTGGCTACGACGAATACAAGTATTGGGACCCCGATATGGTTTTAATTGAGGCCAAAGCCTCAGGTATGCCTTTGACACATGAGTTGCGTAATGTTGGTATTCCTGTGGTAAACTACACTCCAACCAGAGGACAAGATAAAGTAGCTAGGGTTCATGCCGTTTCGCCAGTCTTTGAAAGTGGTAAGGTTTATGCCCCCATTGACCAAAGATTTGCCGAAGAGGTTATTGAGGAATGTGCTTCGTTTCCTTATGGGGAAAACGATGACTTTGTAGATTCCATGACACAAGCTATAATGAGATTCAGACAAGGTGGCTTTGTGACTTTGGATTCGGATATGATTGAAGAAGACCGGCTACTTAGAAAGAGGGTTTATTACTAATGAGTGAAGAAATTATAAAAATCGTCATAATGAAGGGCGAAGTTGAAGAAGAGCACGAACATTCCGGCACTTTAGTTGACGATATGGTTAAAGGTTGTCCTTTACCAACTCAAGACATTGAAGTTAATTTGGAAAACAGACAGCAAGCGATTGATGACCATTACTATGGACCAATGAATCCCAACGAACCTTCAGAAGAATATTGGGAAGGCTTGGCTGAAATGTGGGACGAGCCTGTCGACGATGTCAAAAAAGCCCGTTGTGGTAACTGTGCAGCTTTCAATGTCACATCCGCTATGAAAGAATGCATAGCTGAAGGCATTGGTGATGACGAAGGCGAAGACCCATTGGATGTTATTGATGCTGGTGAATTGGGTTACTGCCAGTTTTTAAAGTTTAAATGTGCTGCAGAAAGAACTTGCGAAGCATGGGTATCTGGCGGTCCTCTGGATGACGATAAAAAAATAAGCTAATGGAGTGGTGGTATTTCCTTTTTGGGTTTATATTGGGAATATTGTTTATACTTTATTTAATAGGTAGAAGGATAAAATAATGGCAATTGAAAAAAGTATCGAAAGAGAAGAGAAAATTGACTTGGGAGTCGAAGACCAATCAAATGAAATTAAATTAAAAGTTGAAGAAGAACAAGAAGACTTAGGTGAAGGCGTACTTCAGGAAGATGGCTCTGTCATATTCGGAGCCATGACTGAAATTACTGAACTTGATACATCTTTTGAAAGCAATCTGGCTGAAGTCATTGATGAGATGGAACTGATGCTTATTGCTTCAGAAATAGAAGAATATTTCGAAGAAGACCGTCAATCCCGTCAAGATTGGGAAAAAACCTATACCGATGGCCTGAAATACTTAGGCATGAAGTTTGATGACGAAAGAAGTGAGCCCTTTGAAGGTGCTTCTGGTGTTATTCACCCCCTTTTATCTGAATCAGTAACGCAATTCCAAGCCCAAGCCTACAAAGAACTATTGCCAGCCAGTGGCCCAGTCAAAACTCAAATAGTCGGCGACAAAGACATTGAAAAAGAAAAGCAAGCCCAAAGAGTCAAAGATTACATGAACTATGAAATCATGGTCAAGATGGAAGAGTATGACCCTGAGCTCGACCAACTCTTGTTTTACTTACCTCTATCAGGGTCAGCTTTTAAGAAAGTCTATTACGACCAAAACTTAGGACGAGCAGTTTCTAAGTTTGTGCCTTCCGAAGATTTATACGTGCCTTATGGAGCTACCGACATACTAAGCTCACCACGAGTAACTCATTTGGTGAAGATGCCAGAGAACGAAGTTAAAAAATTAATGTCGGTTGGTTTTTATCGTGATGTGCCTTTAATGCCCGGTTATGGCCAAGAGTCCGGCATAGACGAAGAGATAGATGAACTATCAGGCATGAGAGGTCAAAATGAAATGGTTGAACTTTTAGAATGCCATTGCGATTTAGACATTCCCGGTTTTGAAGATACCAATGAAGATGGTGCAACTGGTATTAAGTTGCCTTACATCGTTACCATTTGCAAAGACAATGGCCAAGTTTTATCCATTAGAAGAAACTACAATCCAGATGACCCATTAAAGAAAAAGATTAATTATTTTGTGCATTATAAATTCCTACCCGGTTTAGGTTTTTATGGTTTTGGTTTAACGCACATGATTGGTGGTTTGTCCAAAGCATCAACTTCAATACTAAGACAATTGATAGATGCAGGCACACTAGCCAATTTACCTGCAGGGTTTAAAGCTAGAGGTGTTAGAGTCAGAGACGACGACACCCCATTGCAACCCGGCGAATTTAGAGACGTAGATGCTCCCGGTGGTTCTCTTAGAGACTCCCTTATCCCACTCCCATTCAAGGAGCCATCGGGGACTTTACTTTCCTTATTAGGATTGTTGGTTGATTCTGGTAAAAGGTTTGCGGCCATTGCCGATATGCAAGTTGGCGATGCCAACCAAGCCATGCCAGTCGGGACAACCATAGCTTTATTGGAAAAAGGCACCAAAGTTATGTCGGCCATACACAAAAGAATGCATTATGCTCAAAAAATTGAGTTTAAATTACTAGCCAAGATATTTGGTGAACAGTTACCAGAAATATACCCCTACGAAGTAGCTGGTGCCGATAGAGCAGTCAAAAAGTCAGACTTTGATGACCGAGTGGACATTGTTCCAGTGTCAGACCCCAACATTTTTTCTATGTCGCAACGTATTATGTTGGCACAAGAAAGACTACAATTGGTCAATAGCAATCCCAACGTCCATTCACAAGAAGGTATTTACGAAGCTTATCGAGATATGTATGCCTCTTTAGGTGTTGAGGACCCAGACCGATATTTAAAACAACCAGAGGAACAAGTCCCAACCGACCCAGTAACAGAAAATGCCAACTTAATGATTAAAGGTATTGAACCAAAAGCATTTAAAGAACAAAATCACGATGCTCACATTCAAGTACACATGGCTTTTATGAGCACACCTTTGGTCCAACAAAATCCACAGGGTATGGGAATGCTACAGGCCCACATATTTGAGCACATGGTATTTAAAGCCGAACTAGAAATAGAAGCTCAACTAGCCAACCCAGAAATACAACAACAGTTGGCAGGATTGTCCGATGATGAATTTGCTTTACAGTATGATAATATGAAGGCTATGAACTTGGCTCAACAGATGGGGCAGTTTGCTCAATCATTACAACCACCTCAACAGCCTGACCCACTTGTACAACTAAGGCAACAAGAGTTAGAATTAAGAGCACAGGACATTCAACGTAAAGCTCAGAAAGACCAATTGGATGCACAAATCGACCAGCAAGAAAATCTGGACGATGCCCAGTTAGCTGAACAGCGACTACAACAGAATGCTGCAATCCAAGCTGAAAGGATTAGGCTTGCTCAAGAAAGGCTCGACCAAGCAGAGCGATTTAAATTATTTGATATACAAAGAGGCAGGTAATGGCTAAAGATAAAGTTTCAAAAAAAATATCTTTATTACGCTCTGAGGGTAAACCTCAGAAACAAGCCGTTGCTATCGCTTTGGATATGCAAAGAAGAAAAAAATTAAACACAGGAGGAAATGTGGAAAATAAAAAATTTAAAAACGGCGTTGACATAAAAGGTCAAGGTATGGTGCCTTATGCTTCATCCGAAAAAATTAAGGTTTCAGACAAACCAGAACCCGGTATGGGCAGTGGCGTAAGTCGAGCAAAAGGTATAGCAGAAAGAGGATTTAAGTTTAAAGGTATTTTTTAAGCTATGAACTACGAAGGCTATATTAATGCTGGTTTGACGGCTGAACAAGCTGAAGAACTTATGCGTATGGCAGAATTAGGTGCTTCTACTGAAGAACTTGATAGAGCCTTCCAAAGATACCTTGCTTTCAATACTGGAACAGATACCAGTATTTTTACTGCTTCTTATTTAAGAGATTTATACCCGCAATTTACCGATGACCAAATAAATTCAATTTTAAACATGGTGTCTCAAGGGGCACCTTATGGAGCAGTTGAACAATACATTAATTCATTGGCTTTTGGTTCAAGTGAAGGCGGCGGTGGCACTTCAGGTGGCACTTCAGGTGGCACTTCAGGCGGAGGCACAGCAGCAGATTCAGACTTACAAAACTTTTTACAATCATTTGTTGGTTCCTTTGCTGGTATAACAGAAGACCAGCTACAAGATGCTGCCAATAGACAAAAGTTTTATCAAGATTACTACAGAGCTTTAGCAGGCGAAGGTTTGACCTTAGTTGATAATCCTGATTACGACCCGGAAAAACCCTTTAGTGCTTACACAGAATCCTCTTTAAG